TTATCAGAAGCACCTGAAAGATTAAAGATTGCAGCAGATGGATATTTTCAATCAAAATTTATAAATAGTTTTAATGTATTAAAAGACCAGGCTAATGCATTAACTTTTTTAGAATCTGAACAAACATTTAATATTTGGAGTAATAATATTCTTACAGATTTTGAAAATAGTTTATTACAAATTACTATGACTGCACCAAATCCAATGGCAGCTATGGAATCTATACATGAAGTATCTGGCACTACATTAACAAATGCACTAGAAGGATTTG